GCAAGGAGTGCATGAGCATGGCACGCATTGCGAAATTCAAAGTCCCCGACGTCATCACCGTCGACTTCGAAACCAAGGGCATTCAGCGTCGTCCGGAATATCCGCCCAAGCCGGTCGGCGTCAGCATTATCATGCCGGGTGAGCGCAAGTCCACATACTACGCATGGGGACATCCGACGAAGAACAACTGCACCGAGAAGCAAGGTCACGCCAAGGTCAAGGAAGCGTGGGAGCTAGCGCGCACCAAGAAGATCGGCCTGCTGTTCCAGAACGGCAAGTTCGACGTCGACGTCGCCGAAGTGCATTGCGGCGTCAAGCGGCTGGACTGGTCGCTGTATCATGACACGATGTTCCTGATTTTCCTGTCCGATCCGCACGCCGAAACCTACAGTCTCAAGCCTGCGGCCGAGCGCATTCTGGGCATGCCGCCCGAGGAGCAGGATGCTGTGAAGGAATGGGTGCTCGCCCACAAGCGCGAGATCAGTCAGAAGTACGGACTCGCCAAGGACTTCACGCCGAGCGAGTGGGGCGCGTACATCTGCGAAGCTCCCGGCGACCTCGTGGGCAAGTACGCCGACGGCGATACCATCCGCACGCTCAAGCTATTCAAGCATCTCTATCCGGACGTATGGGCGCGCGGCATGGCGGAAAGCTACGACCGCGAGCGCAAGCTGATGCCGATCCTCATGGACAACGAGCGCGCCGGCATGCGTATTGATGTGCCCGGCCTGGAGCGTGACATCGAGCAGTATCGCAGCGCGCGCACCACGGCTGACAACTGGCTACGCAAGACGCTGAAAGCGCCTGACCTGAATATCGACAGCGACAAGGACATGGCCGCAGCGTTGAAGCGTGCAGGCGTCGTGACGGACTTCGTGAAGACGCCCACTGGGCAGGACAGCGTCAGCAAGAAGAACTTGACGGCGGACTTGTTCAACGACAAGCGCGTGTTCGCGACGTTTGGCTACCGCAATCGCCTCACCACTTGCTTGACCATGTTCATGGAGCGCTGGCATAGCATCGGCCACCGTACTGGCTACATCAACACGACGTGGAACCAAGTCCGTCAGTCGCGCAGCAGCGGCAACAACGGCACACGCACGGGACGCCCCAGCACCAGCGACCCGAACTTCCTTAACCTGAGCAAGAGCTGGTACGACAAGAACGATGGATACGTTCATCCGAAGCATCTCAAGTCTCTGCCAGAGTTGCCTCTGGTTCGCAAGTACATTCTTCCCGATCCAGGAGGCGTGTTTCTGCATCGCGACTATAATCAGCAGGAGCTGCGCTTGCTGGCGCACTTCGAAAACGACAAGCTCATGGATGCGTACAACGCGAACCCGCGTATGGACGTCCATCAGTTCGTGGTGGACGCGGTGTACGAAATCCTCGGACTGAAGCTGGAACGTCGTGCAGCCAAGGTCGTGAACTTCGGGCTGCTGTACGGCATGGGCCTCGGCAAGTTGAGCGAGGACATGGATACGGACGTAGAGACGGCCAAACGCATCAAGAAGGCGCAGCTCAGCGCATTGCCCGGCCTCAAGGCATTGCAGGACGACATCAACGCGCTCGCCAAGGGTGGTCAGCCCATCCATACATTCGGTGGGCGTGAGTACTATCCCGAGCCGAGCAAGATCATCAACGGACGTCTCGTTGACTTCATCTACAAGCTGCTGAACTATCTCATTCAGGGCAGCGCAGCGGACTTCACCAAGGAAGCGATCATTCGTTATCATGACGTTCGCAAGGACAGCCGCTTCCTTGTCACCGTGTACGACGAAATTAACATCAGCGCGCCCAAGGGCAGCGTCAAGCGCGAGATGAAGGCGCTGCGCGAAGCCATGGAAGGTATCCCCAACGTAGACGTCCCCATGCTGACCGACGGCAAGTCCGGTCTGACGTGGGGTGACTTGGCAAAGTACGAGGATTAATATCATGGGATTCAACGCCGTCAAGACTTTCACTTCGGTTTCGTACACGCGATTGAGCGACTACGAGCAGTGCCCTCTCTTCGCCAACTACAAGCATCTCGTCAAGCTGCCCACGCCCAAGAACGACGCCATGCAGCGCGGCGCTGACATCGCCGATGCGACGGACGAGTGGTTCAAGGGCACGCGCCGCACCATGCCCAAGGAACTCGCGCCGCTCAAGAGCGAGTATCAGCTCATCAAGAAGGACAAGTCTACCGTCGCCGAGGCGAACTGGGGCTTCACGCGCACTTGGGAACCGTGCAGTCCGACCGACTGGAACCGCTGCTGGCTGCGTGTGAAGATCGATATCCAGCGCATTACGCCCGACGGCAAGATCCTGAAAATCGATGACAGCAAGACCGGCAAGTACAGCGAGTACAAGGTGGCCGGCTACGAAGATCAGCTCCGGTTGTACACGACGACGGGCGTGATCATGTTTCCCAAGGTGCAGGAAATCCAGACGCGGTTGCTGTTCAGCGACCTCGGTTTGATCCATCCGAATACTGGGCCGCGCACGTACACCGCGAAGGAAGCAGTCGCCATGCGCAAGGACTGGGAGCGTCGCTTCAAGCCCATGATGGCCGACACCAAGTTCGCTCCGCGTCCTGGACCGTATTGCCGTTGGTGTCCGTTCAGCAAGAACGCCACCGACAAGGACGGCAAGCCGTTGATCACCGCTGGCAAGTGCAAGTATTGATGCCATGCGGAAACTCACGTTAGAGAAGGAGAACGTGGAGAATCCGACGGTCGGCTGGGCAAAGAAGAATGGCTGCGAGCTCGTCTACAAGATGAGCACGCAGTTCACTCGCGACTGGCCCGATCGTCTGTTCTTCATACCCGGTGGTCGACCGCTTCTTATTGAGTTCAAGCGGCCCGGCAAAGCGCCAACGCCCAAGCAAGCGGCACGCATCAAGCAACTGAAGGAACTTGGATATGACGTCGAAGTCTGCGACAACAAAGAGCAAGGTGTCGCGCTTGTCAGGGCTCGATTGGAAGCCGCTGCCGTACATGCGCCGCGCCGTAAAGTTCCTACTGGAGCACGGCGGCGCAGCTCTGTTCCTTGACCCCGGCCTGCGCAAGACGTCCATCACGCTGGCTGCGGTCAAGGTGCTGCTGGAGCGTGAGCTGCTGGATAAGGTGCTGCTGATCGCTCCGCTGCGCGTGGTGTACAGCGTGTGGCCGAACGAGATTGAAAAGTGGAACGACTTTCAGCACATCACATATGCCATCTGCCATGGGAAGGACAAAGAAGAAGCCATCCGTCAGGACGTGAACATCTACCTTGTCAATCCGGAGGGGCTTGAATGGTTCCTTGCCAACTGGAAACTAGTCAAGCCGGATACGCTGGTCGTGGACGAAAGCACCAAGTTCAAGAATTCGCAGTCCAAGCGGTTCAAAGTGCTCAAGGCGTTCATACCCAAGTTCCGTCGTCGTTGGATACTTACTGGTACGCCAGCGCCGAACGGCTTGCTTGACTTGTTCGCCCAGATGTACATCGTTGACGAAGGCCGCTCGCTTGGTAAGTTCATCACGCAGTACCGCAACACGCATTTCGATTCGAGCGGCTTTGGCGGCTACGACTGGAAGCTGCGCAAGGGCGAGGATAAGGTTATCTATAACAAGATCAAGCCCTACGCCCTGCGCATGGAAGCCGAGGACTTCATCGAGCTGCCTGACGTAGTAGAGAACGACGTGATGGTGTTCCTGCCAGACCACGCCGTCAAGCTGTACGCGGAAATGGAGCTGGCTGCGTTTGCTGAGCTCGACGACCTGCGCACGGTCAACGCGGCCAGCGCAGCCGCAGCGCTCAGCAAGTGCAGGCAGATTGCCAATGGCGCGGTATACGCAGACGAGAGCAAGGCGTTCAACAACGTCGCCATCATTCACGACGCGAAGATGGAAGCACTGGAGTCGATTATTGAGGAACGTGGTGGTCGCCCGGTGCTGGTGGCGTACGAGTTCAAGCATGACTACGACCATGCCTGCGAGTACTTCAAGCGTGACATTCCGCGCATTGGTGGCGGCGTCAGTGCCAAGGAAGGCAAGCGGCTCGAGGCTGCGTGGAATGCCGGTGAGCTGGACATCTTGTTTGCGCACCCGGCCAGCGTCGGTCATGGGCTGAACATGCAGGAATGCGAGGAAGCTGACTGCATCGTGTGGTTCTGCCCCACGTACGATCTGGAACACTACGATCAGTTCAATCGCCGTCTGCGCCGCAGCGGTGCCAAGTTCAAGCGTCTGTTCATTCATCGCTTGATCGCCTACAATACCGCCGACCACGTCAGCGCGCGTGCGCTGCACGGCAAGCACAAGGATCAGAAATCTTTCCTGGACGCGCTAAAGACATATCGCGCCAGCAAGCCTACCGCGCCGGCGGTTTCCGGCAAATCACTGAAGAGGAAGTAAGCCATGTCGCTCATCAAGACCGTGGAAGCCGATCTGCACAAGATCATCGAAAACCTGGAAGCCGAGTTCAAGAAGCTCGTCAACGTCACCCATCACGACGCCGTCAGCGGCATGGTGGACAAGGCCAAGGCCGACGTCACCGCGACCGTCAGCGCTGCGGCTGGGGACGTGTCGCAGGTTGCCAACGGCAGCGCTGCTCCCGTGGACCCCGTGGCGGGCACGCAGGAGAACGGTACGGACGCACCCGCTGCCGACGTCAACGACAAGGGCGGCGAGCAGGCCGATCCGGCTGCTGGTGCCAGCGCATAAGCCTGGAACGATGTAACCCGGTGCCGTCTGCAATGGGCGGCACCATTCTAACGAGGAGCAAAGCGATGAAGGTTTACATCCCCACGCTCGGCAGGCCGCAGCACCAGCACACGTTCAGCGCGCTGATCTGCGTGCGCAGTGCCGATGTCGTGCTCGTGGTTGCGCCGGAAGAGCGCGCAGAATACAAGAAGTTCAACCCTGACGCGAACATCATCGCAACGCCGAAGGGCGTGCAGGGACACATCGGCCGTGTGCGCGAGTGGATCATCGCGAAGCACATGGTCACCAGCGACGATCCGCGCTTGGTCATGATGGACGACGACCTCGTGTTCAGTCGTCGCCGCGTGGACGATCCTACCAAGGCCACGGCCGCGACGGTCAACGATCTCCAGCAGATGCTCAAGTGTCTTGAAGGAACGCTCAAGTCCGTCGCCCATGCCGGCATCATTGCGCGCGAAGGTGCCAACCGCTACGCCGACGACGGCGCGCTGGAATGCACTCGCATGATGCGCGTACTCGGTTACAACACGGCCAAGCTGCCGCACGACATCGCGTTCGGACGTGTGCAGTTCATGGAGGACTTCGACGTCACGTTGCAACTGCTGCGCGCCGGCCTGCGCAACGTGGTCCATTGCGAGTGGTGGCACAATCAGGGCGGCTCCAACTTGCCGGGCGGCTGCGCTACATCTCGCACGATGGAAGCGCATGCCGCCGCTGCCCATGCGCTGCGTGCGCTGCACCCGGACTTCGTCAAGGTTGTGCAGAAGCAGACGAAGACGGCGTGGGGCGGTGGTGAGCGAACCGACGTCAAGATCGCTTGGAAGAAGGCGTACCAGTCCAGCGGGAGGAAGTGAAATGCGTACCCAAGATTTCGCCAGCTTTATCATGGAGCGCGAGCATGTACGCAAGGGCAAGGAAGGTCGCCCGCCGCGACCCAAGCCGTGGACAACCGACCCCATCCTGCAGTCGTACCGCTTCTGCAACGTGCGGCGTGAGGACGATAAGGTCACGCGCTGGATTGCCGATAACTGGCGCAAGCCGATCGGCGAGGTTGGCAACCCGGACCTCTGGTTCTGGATGCTGGTGGCACGTCTGATCAATCATCCGGATACGCTCCAATTCATCCACTACAAGCTGCGCATGACCAAGAAGCAGATGTGGGACGAGGAGCGTTTCATCGCTGCTATGCACGAGCGCCACGCGACCGGCGAAAAGGTCTGGGGCGGTGCGTACATCGTCAGCACCAACGGCAACCGCATGAACAAAGCGGAATACATCGCGAAGTTCGTGCTGACGCCCGCGTGGGAAAAGCGCACGGCTATGCGTCCTCGCAAGGGCGAAACGCTTGAGAGCTTCTGCGAGATGCTTCTCACGCTCAACGGCGTGCAGGGCTTTATCGCAGGGCAGGTGATCGCCGACACCAAATATGCAGACAAGACGCTTCTGCAAGCGACTGACTGGGGAACGTTCGCGGTTAGCGGTCCCGGCAGTAAGCGCGGCCTCAACCGTATCTTCGGCAACGACAAAGACAAGCCGTGGAACGAACAGGCGTGGCGCAAAGCACTCGCTGAGCTGCGCGACGCCACCAACCGCACAATCAAAAAGCACATCGGCGAACTGGACGCGCAAGACATCCAGAACTGCCTCTGTGAATTCGATAAGTACGAGCGCGTCCGTCTGGGCGAAGGCAAGCCGCGCTCCTCGTATCCTGGCCTTCGCTAACAGGGAGAACAAGCATGATCACTATCAAGGCAAACAATGTCGGCCACGCTTTCAAGCAAGCACTCAGCTTGTTCGTCGGCTGCGGCAAAGAAAGCGACTCGCGCAATGGCAGCGTCATCCGCATTGACGAGCCTGTCACCACGGTCTACACCGACCCGCGTCAGCGCGTGTTGTGGAACAAGGTACGTCGCCCCAACCCATTCTTCCATCTGATGGAAGCGATGTGGATGCTGGCTGGGCGCAACGACCTGCGCTTCGTCAGCCTGTTCAACAAGCGCATGAGCGAGTACAGCGACGATCGTGGTGTGACGCAGCCTGCGGCCTACGGCTACCGCTGGCGTCAGCATTTCGACTGGGATCAGGTCGCATTCGTGATCAAGGAGCTGCGCACTAATCCGCAGTCGCGCCGCTGCGTAGTTGCCATGTGGGATCCGAACACGGATCTCAAGGCCGTGGCGAATGGCGGTAAAGACGTCCCGTGCAATACGACCATCTATTTCCTCGTGCGCCCGGACGGCACGTTGGACATGACCGTCAGCAACCGCAGCAACGACGCGATCTGGGGCTGCTATGGCGCGAACGTGGTTCACATGTCGTTCTTGCATGAGTATGTCGCGCTCGCTGCCGGCCTGCCGCTGGGCAAGTACGTCCAGATCAGCAACGACCTGCACATCTACACCGATGTGTTCTCGCCCATCGACGTCGTCAGCATGCACGGCCAGCAGAGCGAACGCGACGTGGGCGAGCCGCAGCCGCTCGTCTTTCCGGGCGAGTCCATGGACGCGTGGCTGCGTGACCTGCACGAGTTCTTCCACGCATACGACAACAAGGCGCTCCACGACTACGCGCCTAAGACCGCATGGTTCAAGGACGTGGTCATGCCGATGTATGCAGCGTGGACGGCGTACAAGAACGAAGACTTCAATCATGCTTACATGCTGCTCGGCCAGTGTACGGCGGACGACTGGCTGGAGGCCGGAAAGGAATGGCTGCTGAGTAGCAAACTCGGCCAGCGCAGCCGCAGGAGCGTCGCATGAGTATGAACGCAGGACAGTACGAAGCTGCTCTGCAATTCGCAGAGCAGTACGAAGCCGTGAACAGTGGCGGAATGGTGCAGCGGTTCCACACGCACCGCACGACGGGCGAGGACACGGTCGCTTCCCATTCCTGGGGCGTGGCCGTGATCGTCGACATCCTCTGCAATGGCAAAGCGCCGGCCGACTTGCTCCGCGCTGCGCTATATCACGACATCGCTGAGTTCAAGTACGGCGACATTCCCAGTCCAGCCAAGCGGCTTATGAACAGTGAGGCGCTGCGGAAGATGGAGGATGTGTACATGCGCGAGCACAGCATGTTCGTCCAACTAGGAACCGTGGACCGCTGCATTCTCAAGATCGCTGACATCCTGGATGGCATGCGCTTTGTGTGCAACGAGTCGCTCATGGGCAATCGCACGCTCGTGCCGATCTGGAACACGTACCGCGAATACTTGGTGTCGAAGCTCTCGGAGCTGGTCACACTTGGCGAGCACGATACGTTCGCCGCTTATACAACCGAAAACGTGGGACGCTTCATCGGCGTCCTCCAAGCCAAGATGGAGCAAGCCAATGCAATCAGCAAATGAAAAGCAAGTCGGCGGTACGCATTACGCCGGCAAGACGCAGCACTGGGATTACGTGGCGCGCGCGCTGCGCGGTCGGTACTTCGAAGGCAACATCACGAAGTATGTGGCGCGTCACCGCAAGAAGAACGGTCTGCAAGACCTGGAGAAAGCGCTGCACTACCTTGACAAGCTGACGGAGATGTTCCTGAACGGAACCGTCCGCCCACCACGCGAGTCCGGCGAAGTGATGTATCCCGAAGGCGTCAGCGCGTTCGTGGAGGACAGCGGACTGGAGTACTGGGAAGCGCAGGTGATGCTCAGGGCAGCGCTTTGGAATAGCGCGGTTGACCTCGGCGAACTGAAGGGCATCATCACCGTGCTCAAGACGCGATTCGAGAATAGCCGTCTAGACGTCCAAACGCAGAACGACGGTTCCGACGGTGTTGGACAAGGTCAGCCGGCGCTCGGGCTGCTGGATAGTTTGAAGACCGCCTAGCGAACCTTAACGGCAGTTAAACGGCGCGCAGAAAGTGCTTGCGTTCTTCGACCATCGGCGTAGAGTTCGTTTCCACGGGGCGGCACACGGTCGCCTCTTCAACCCAACTGAGGAGTGAAGAACATGGCTACCGAATCCAAGTCCAAGAAGGCCGCTGCGAACGAAGCCGCCACCAACAAGGCCAGCCTGAAGACCGGCACCAAGCTCGGCACCGGCACCAAGGTCAGCAAGGGCGCTCCCGCCAAGCCCGCGAGCAAGCCGGCCAAGGCTCCGAAGGAGAAGGCTCCGAAGGCGGAAGGTGAAGGCGGTCGTCGCGGTCGTGCTCCGGCGTGGCCGCTGGATGCCAAGATCAAGGTTCTGGTCGAGAACCCGAAGCGCGCCGGTACCGCCAGCCACGACCGCTTCGCCCTGTACGGCAAGGGCACCACGGTCGGCGCGTTCCTGGAAGCGGGCGGCACGTCCGGCGACCTGCACTGGGACAGCGAGCACGAGTACATCTCGATCGGCTGATTTGCTCACTGGCAGTGGGCACCTTTGGAACCCGGCTTCGGCCGGGTTTCTTTTTGCCTGCGCGTGACCACCTGTACGGTCTTGCAGCAGCGCCGCCCAGCTACCGCGCCAGCAGCCCGGCAACGTGCCAGCCGAGCCGCCACGCGCTCCAGGCGCAGCCGTAGGCCACAACGCCAGCCAATTTGCCGGCAGCAAGCCGCTCAGACGGCGCTAGGCGGGGCGCGCAGCACCTTGGCAGTACGTAGGCAGCGACCTAGCGGCTGCACGCGCCCTGCACGGCTGTTAGCGTGCCATTGCGCAATGGCATGGTTACGCTGTACACTGGGCGCGGGTGAATGCACCATGATTGAGGAGCGAAGTATCATGTCCAAGAACGCCAACGTGCTGAAGGCAATAAAGCTGACGACCATTGACATCAACCTTGGACGTCAGCCGCTGGAAGAAGCTCGGCAGCAGCTTTATCTTGCAAATCGGGAACTCCAAGAACTGTGCGCCGTGGAAGCCAGCTATCCGCCGGAGATCCGCGAGGAGAAGATCCAGCGTATGCTCAACCATTTCGCCATTGCAAAGCACTGCATAGACTACGTGGAGGAACGTTACCGTGATGCGCTTGCTTGACTTAGAAGCTCTCGGGTTGGAGGAGAGGGAAGTTCTCATGGCGCTGGCGATAGGCAAGCAACGTGCCCAAGCCCGCGCCGTGGAACTCCAGCACTGCCGCACATGCGGCGACAATGCTCAGCGGTACTTCAAGGCCGCTGAGGTCCTGGGAAAACTGATCAACACCATGATGGAGGATGCAACATGAAGGGTGAATTCGCTGCGAACGTCGCGCTGCGGCAGACTGCCACCGCCCAGCGCACAAGGACAAAGAACGACGCCTACTGTGAAAACGCTCGGCGCGTGCTGGCTGACCTGGAAGCGCGCAAGCGGCTGCGCCGTCAGGTGGTGATTGGGCTGGCACTGACGAACGCCGCGCTGCTCGCCTACGACGCGCTCCTGCTGCTAGGAGCGGTGAAGTGAGCCGGGCGTGGTTGGTGGGCGCGCTGCTAGTGATTGCGCTAGGCGTGATGACGTTGCCGGATGACGGCGTGGTGCAGGACGCGAAGGAGTACTGCCGGAATGTTCACGCCCAGCGCTGGCCGGACTTTCATCACGTGTACGCTCAGCAGTGCAAGCCGGACGGAACTGTGAACATGAGTTACGTCTACGGCAGGTGACAAGCGATGTGCAGTAGCTGAAAGGCCGGCTTCCATGCCGGCCTTTCTTTTGTCAGTAGTTCCAAGAATATGGAAATGGCTTGTATGGACCCGTTGGACGTTTGAAATTTCCTGTATATCTTGCAAGTCCAAGAGTAAAGCGCACATCAGCATAATGTCCGTACAATGCCTCGCCACTGTTCGGATTGGCCGCGAGCGTATAGTAATTGTAGGCGATGTTATACGCGCTCGAGCCATAGCTCCCCTGCGCATATAAGTATCCATCGATAAAGACTGACCAGACTAGCCCAGAACGTTGAATGGCAATATGATACCAGTTGTGCGGAACTAGCTCATAGATATTCGGCATATTAGCCGACGCAATAAATGAAATGTATGCGCCACCTGCACAGCCCTGTAATCCGACATGTCCTGGCTGTTGAGTTCCCGTGTTGTAGAAGTACAAGCCTCCGGCAACTGCGCCATTCTGAGTATCAGGGCCAATTTGGAAGATACGCCCATAACTACTAGATGTGAGCGAATACGGCCGAAACCAGAAATCAATGGTGAAGTCTTGAGTGCCGATAGCAACGCCAGAAGCAAGCGTGCATTTCGCGTAATTGCCGTTTCCGTAGAGCGATGTCTTTCCCCACTTCGGCAAAGCAGGCGTGATCATTGTTGCACCAGCAGTGGACCACACTACACCAGCTACCTCATCAACTGGAGTTGATAACGGAGCGCCTTGGAAATGACAGAGTGAAACGACTTGACTATAGTACGGATCATCAACCGGCGCACTGCTAGTTCCGAACGAAAGTCCGGCACCATTGGCAGGCCACGCAGTTCCGTCCCATACGTAGATAAGTCCATCTGCATCATTCACATAGGCGTCGCCCGCAGTATTGCCGCTGCTGGGAAGGTTGGCATAGGTGGCAACGCGGCCTTTCAGCGCTACCGCTCCGAGTGTGCTGCTGATGATCGGCTTGGCGGGGTTGGTGTTGTCGATGTTGATATTCGTGCCCGCCTGCGGCTGCGAGCCTGCCAGCTTATAGACGTGCTTGCCAGCAGTAGCGTCCCACACAAGCGAATAGCCGTCAGCCTTGGCCGTATTGTCAACGTCTCCCAGCATAGACATCCACAACCCGCTCTCAAGATACTTGAGCGCGTTCCAAGCAGTGCTGCCGTCACCGATCTTCAGTTTGCGCGTGTCGGTTTCCAGTCCGAACTCCCCCGACAGCAAGATCGTATTCGCAGCAGTGAAGTTCGCGGCCGTGTCGCGCTTGACGACGAAGCGATAGTAGGTTGTATCAGCCATTTGCGCTTCCCCCGTCAATGATCGGTGTATTGTCTACCGGCGTGTACTGTGTAGCCGTGATGGTGTTGGTGGGCGTGCCACTGGGCGGCGTGTATGCAAACAGAATTGAATACTTGTAGGTGCTCGCGCCATTGTCATCCACTGTCCACAATTCCATTGTGACGTTGCCGGTGTAGTTCAGCGTCACGTTAGCAGTCGGCGGTCCGATATTCGACTGTGTCACAAGGACTGCGCCCGTGCTGTCCTTGAACTGGAGCGTGTAGCGCGTATTCACGGCCGGCGTGATGCTGTCATCGGTAAAGCCTATTGGCACGCCGCTCGTCTGCTGCTGACGGTTGCGGTGCGCCCATGTGACCGTGAATGTGCCGCTCACCGTGGCGGGGAAGTATGCACCTGCGATCTTCACTTGGCCCGGCGGATACGGCTTGACGGCACGCCCTGCCAGCAGCACGCTATCAGCCGGCGCGGAGGCTAGGTCGAGCGTTCCGCCCGTGGCAACCGTACAGAGCTTGGCGTTGATAGTTTCGCCGGCTGCATAGTCCACATTATCCGAGTCCAGATAGTCCATCACGCCCAGCACTGCCGTCCCTGCCGTGTGCAGCGCTGGAAGGGTGTCAAGCACGCCGCGCTTGACCGTGGTGAATGTATCGGTGCCGTTGAATGTACCGCTCACGAACTCATCGTCCACGAGCCAGATGTGATTATCTTCGACTTCGTCCAGATCTTCGTAACTGGTGAGCTGGAATGTGTCACTGCCAGTAACACCCGGCAGCGGTAGATCGGCCACGAGGACGCCATAAGGACAGAAGTCCGCGATGCCGACCTTGGCGTAGCCGCTGCCTGGATCAATATACAAATCCGCAGACAAGCCGTTCGCTGGACGCGCAGCAGCAACGCCGAACACTGCGGTTTCCGGATTGCTGGCAAGTTGATTGTCCACATTTGTTTGACCTTCCCCACGAACGAGGAAGTAGTACGGGATTTCCATGGGCGCACGCACCGCAACCGCGACAGGAGACTCCCCGCCAGTTGACGGCGGCGCAGGCGGAGGAATGGGGACGGAGTTGTTCAGCGCGAACTTGTCCTCCACGAACGACATTTTGATAGCTTTGGTGGTGCCGTCGCCGAACGTGATTTCAGTCACGCGCACGACGGTCTCGTTCATGTTGTGCAACGGCATCGTTAGCTTGCATACACTACCACGATGCAAGACCTTGGTCTCCGCATTGTAGACCAGATAGATCGTGCCGCTCGCCAACGGCTGTCCCTGCGTAAGCAAATCACGCTGAGCTACGCGCGCAGCAAGCGACGGATTGCAGATCATATCGTACGTTGTCTGCTGCGTCTGCGTGACGCCCTGCTGGAGCAACAGAGCCGGGTTTGGGACGGTGATGGTTGGGCTGGTGCCGTCGATGGACGTGGCGTAGGTGATCTGTACCGTGTTGATCAGATCCATGAACGCGGGACGCGCAAACGAATCCACTGAAGTGATTTCACTGTCCATGCTGAATACCGGCAACGTGGATGCGTCGTAGTCAGCGCGAATAAGCTGGATTGTCCACTTCAACGTGCTGCGGTCAACATAGATACAGCAATCAACATGATCCTCGAATTTCTGCATTACGTCGTCAAGACTGGTGTTGGGGTCGTCCCACATATACGACAAACCGAATTGCTCGGTGTACAACTCGTCGGCCACCGCCTGGAAGTTGGTGTCGTCTACATCAGTGCTTTCGTCATACCCGTAACCCCATTCATTGTTCACGAGACATTCGCGAATCATATGCGCAGGATTCATATCGTAAGTGTCTTGATTCTGTGGCTTCAGACGCCACGAAAACCAGAACCACACGTTCGGCCCAGTATTTGCATCGTCTATGCCCTTCACTGCGATGGCATTGGAGCCCTTTACGAAGTTCGCTTTGGGGATGGTCGTGGTATAGAAATGTCCGTATGTTCCGTAATCGTTGATCACCTGTACGCCATTAACCCAAACCGTGATGCCGTTGTCTACCCAAGCCTCAAATACGAAATCATTATCCAAATTTTCGATGTCGATGTTCGTGCGCAGCCAGCAGCCGATCGCCTGCGGTGTGACGGTCGAAGGCGTGGGGTTGAACCCATACGGGATGACGGACGGATCGTAGGAACTGCCGAATGGCGACGTACCGACTTGCCACGCACTGTCGTCGAAGCTGGGGGAGGAATAATCGGTGCTGTCACTGCGGCTGACGATCAGGTAACGCCACTGCACGCCGCTGTCATTGATGACATATGCGCCGTTGAAGATAGCGGCCTTGGTGTCGTACCATTGCGTATCGCCATCATCGTCGATATGAATACGCTCGGCCGTGATGCTCCACTGTTTCAAGTAGGGGCTGTTCCCCAGATACACGCCCTGCGACACCAGCCCGCTGACGCCAATACTGGCCGGAATAGCCGCACCGAGCTTGCTTTGTAGATAGCTGTTCGGCGTCTGACCGTCGATACCTTGCTGGAACGCGACATTGCCCACGACGCCACCTTCGGGGTCGCTGCCAGAACTCCCGCCGAACAAGTTGGGCGCGTTGATCGGAATGATGCCGCTGCCCTGCTGCGTACCAGACCATGCAAGGTTCTGGTCGCAGTAAATACGCAGAATCTTGTCGATGATCTTCGCAAGGATCATCTGGAAGCCGGCGCTATACTTGTAGCCGACGGTCGTCTTGCTTGATTTACCGCCCATGTTTACACTCCTCAACGAGCTTTAGCGCCATTGCGTCGCCGGTTGCAGCCAGCTTGTCGGACTCAATTCCGTTAATGCGGAAGTCGTCCCAGTCAAGTCCATGCTGCTCAAAGAAATCTTTCGTTCCTTTGCGACACATCTTGTTCCTACGAATGTCGACCATTGTAATGATCATCATTTCTTGCCCGACTTGCTCTTGATGGCGACAGTCTTCACATCGCCAAAATAGGTGATGTAAGTGGTGCTGATGGTCTTGGTTCCCCACAACACGCCTACTGTCCCGCCTTCATCAGCTATTGTGACATTCTTCTTCAAGTCGCCGGGCGTCGGCGCCTGCGTCTTGGGAGTCTTAAACAGACCAAGTGGATCGAGCCATACTGACCAGTTCATAGCTGTTATCCAGATGTGATTGAAGAACCCGCCATCGGATTCTTTACCGGAATCCACGGAAAACCGCCAAAGCGGTTCAGATTGTTGAACACGCCTTGGCACGTAGACATCTGCTGCGTACATCCTGGAGCGATGTACACCGCAACCGGCCCGGACGCGAACGCTTCGTTCAATACATCCGAGCCGCGAATGATGGTGAATGTATTGCCCAAGCCGGTCACGATGTAGCGATATGTTCCATCGGGCAATATCAGCACGCCCGAAGCATAGTTGCGACCATCCACGCCGCTAATGGTGAGCGTGGTGCCGTCAGCGCTGATGGCAGTGACCGTGACAGCCAGTTTGAAGTCGTCGATGTTCATCTTGCAGCGCGGACCGTACAACGTGTGCCGGCAAGTGCGCTGGAACAGCGGTCGCGCACCGATCTGTCGGTTTGCGCTGAACACGTTTTCGAACGTTACCGTCAATTCTTCATTGTCCGTGTTTTGATCGGACATGCGGCCACGGAAAATGAGATCGTACGTACCGTCCTCATTCTTGGTGGTGAGCTCTAGGCGGATGATGGAGTCGACGCCTGACGAAAGAATATGCTGCGCCATCCACAATCGCAGCGGCATCTTCACATCGATCGTTGACTTGATCGTGTTACTGGTGTCGGACTCCTCACCACGACCCATCACTTGTGGCGCGTAGGTGTTGCCGTTGTAGGTTTCAGCTTCGTTGGACGACGTGTACGCATACGTCGCCGTTCCTTCGGTAAACAGATAGAGTTCTTTGGTGCTCATGCTGCAATCTCCAGAGCCGGGAAGTTGCTGGTGAAGTATCCGGCTTGCTTATGGCCGATGCTCAGCGAATCGGTATCCAAGCGGTTCAGCGCTGCATAGGAAACGCAGAGGATGCGCGACGCGTTGATGTTCAGTGCGCTACCGAGCGTGATCTGTGCCGTACCGTCGCCCAGTGCAGTCGGCGCGCTGTACGGGCGGAGCTGCCACGTGCCGTCGTCCAGGCCAAACGCTACGACGTTGCGCTTGCTTGCCAGTGCAGCCACGAAGTCATCGTCGTAAAACTTGAATGTCGTGGTGATATTGCCGGTGCTGGCTTTGCGCAAGTTCGACTCGAACGTCGGCGCGTAGAATGGGCGGAACTTGCCTGCACGACGGTAAAAGAACTCCTTCAGCGCACGGATATCGCTTGCGCCGCTGCCGTCGGTGGCGTAGTTCTTGGAGTAGCGCTGCGGAATCCACGGCGTGACTTGATAGATGTCACCGACGTCATAATCGCTGGTGTTCTGCTGCTGCGTAAACGTATTGGAGCCGCCCGAGCTATCACCCGCCAAGTACGGATCGGTATAGAGGTCGTATCCGTTGTATTGCGGCGGCACGGTCACGCCCAAGCCAGTCAGCACATTCGTGATCTGGAACGTGAGCTTGGCTTGGCTGTCAAAGCCAGTGGGCGACGTGGTGATGTCCCCCACCACGTAACCGACAAGCATGGGGATGACATACACCACGCCGCTGAGCGTAGTGCCGTTGGTCAGCGTGATGGAGCTGCCAGTGATCGACTGGATTTCCTTCACTTCCCACTTGCAATACGTCTGATACAGCAAGACGGGCGAGCCGGCGCGCAAATCGTGAACCGTAGTGTCCACATTGAATACGGTCTGCGCGTCTGCTACGCCCGTTACTCGCTGCGCTTCCGTCCAGAACGGAATGCCCCAGTTGTTGCGCACCTGAGAAAACGCGATGTTGAACACGCCTTGCGTCATCAGGTATTGCAGCGGATACGTGTATTGGATCGTATGGCGCGGCAGTGCGCGCATCATGTTCCGTTGCTCGTTTTCCGCCGTGTAGGCAGTCAGTACATCCGTGTAGAACTCAAGCGTTTCGGTGCCGTCACTGGGGGCGAACGGAAGGAACGCCAGCGCGCCGAAGTTCGTGGAGTTGAAGATCAGGCTCACTTGTTGGTTCCCCCATTCCGACGAACGTGCGTGACCACGATCTTCTCGCCAGCGGGGCCGGACATGTAGCTTCCGATATCGCGCTGGTCGTCCACCATCAAGAACTTGTAATTGTCCGCCGGCTTGTTGACGACGACCGGCTGATCCTTGCTGTTCGCGTACTTGGCATCATAGGTGCCGTCGTGCATGGCTTCGAGCTGCGGACGATATTTGTTGGTCGTCTGCGCGTTGCTCACCCATTCCTGACCATGCACAAGGCCGGCGACCGCCGTAGTTGCCATGTCGCCGGTATAACCGCCTGTCATGTAACCGGGCGTCGTGCTGCGGATCTTCTGCACCTGCTCGATGCCTGCGATCACCGCTGCCG